AACGGTTTCATTTTCTTCGCTAATAAGATTACCCTCAATGTTGAAAGCTGAAGACTCATCGACGATTGGTGTGTTTCCAGCCTTAGAAACGTTTGGTGTTTGTTTTACACGTGGGTTTTTCGGTTTATTTGTAGCCATGATATTTCCTTAATTAATTAATTAAATTGTTACAATTTTCGGATTAAGCCGAGATAGGACTAAGTTGAGCGAATAGATCTAAGAATCATAGCTGCGAGCTCGTCGTCAGCTAATTCGTACGTCGACTCGTAATGAGTAGAACTTGGTTCACTCGCTCCTGATTGAAGCGTCGACTTTACGACATTGATGTCCATAACACCTTCTTTGTTGAACTGTGTTGTAATAGTACCAGTTGAACGAGGCAAACCTTCGCCTCCGCGAACCAGATAGGTCCAAGAGGTTGCAGTCTGTGCATACACGATACTTGTCGAGTTTGACTTAACCGCTTCTACTAGTAGTTCTAGAATTTCGTCGTCGTTCGAAGAAGGGTTAACTGGCACGAGGATAGTACATCCCGCGTCAGCAGCAATGGTTGACAAAGTACTGAACAGTGGTAACACAGAACGTGTAATACCACTACGCATCGCACCACCTGTCGCTGATGAGAGCAGATCTTTGAAGGAGTCGAAAACGATAGTATCGCTTGTCAACATAGCGTTGCCAAGCGCATGGGCGGCTTGAACAGGGTTAGTGATGTAGCCAGCGAGGGGCTCGCCGAAACGAATCATCTCGTATTCAGCAGAACCGTAACCAGCGATCGCGTGTGCAAGTGGTGTTTTACCAAGTGCAGCCGGACCGACAATCAACGTTATGCCGCAAGCTAGACGCATATCGCCGATAAAACGATTAGTAGGCGCTGATCCAGGAACTGTGCCAGCGGTAGCCTTATCATTCCATCCATTTTGACCCTCTAGTGAGCGCGAGAGACTATGAATACGGATATCCTCTTGGATATCCTGAATCACATCTTCGGATTGTTTGTTCGCGATAGCACGAGAAAGCGTAAACTTAAGTGACTCCGCGATTTGAGGGTCGCAATAAGTACCATCTGCGATGAAAACAGCGTTAACATCTATTAGTGGAAGAACGAGTAGCGGTTCGTTTGGCGAAACGGAAGCCATCTGACCAACGTTGTCAAGAAATAACTTCCTCTGGAGGCCAGTCGCTTCGCGACTCGCCGCATTCTTGAGCTTTTTGATGTGCTCAATGTGTTGTAGGGTGTTCATTAATGTACTACTCCTTTATAATATTTAGTGTAAACGTGCTCAAACTGTTCCGGTGGAATTCGAGATACGATGTGGTCTAGTACAACAGGTGACACATCATTATCTAGATACTTGTAGTGAATCTTATCCGGATCCTCTAGGACCTCACGGTCTATAGAAGTGAATGCATTGTATTTAAGTGGAGCTCTTTCTTCAGCGGTAACAAGCATATTAATGATCGAACCGAAGTGCGGCTCAAGCATATCGCGGTACAACTTGTCGTGAATTTCCCACGCAAAGCCACCCAAAGGGTGAGCGTCACGGTTGTTAATGCGTTCCGTGATACCTACATGCCAAAAAGGTCGCATGATACCACCTATCGACCTTTCAGGAACGTAAATCTTCTCAAATCCGGTATGAAGTCTAGGGATTGGAGTGTAAGTCATCTCAGGATCATCGTTTGGTATGAGAAGCAAACCTGAATAGCCAGCTCCGTCTTCCCTTGTGACAACATAGTGACCGGAATCCTTATCTTGCCTCTTGTTGATGAATTTATCCATCAAACCACCGTTAGGAGTATGAACTACCTCGTCATCACCGTTGTTGATCATATTGATCTCGGCTTTAGATTCGAGGAAAAGCAGTTCATTACCAAGCACGGATAGTCCCATCTCGTGAAAGACAAACAATGTTTCGATTACTTTGTTACCTTTCGCGATTAACGAAGTGAAAGCGTGACCGGACTTATTCCCGGCGACGACCTGAGGTGAGAAATCTCTCGGATCGCCGACCCAAGTTCCTCTCTTTCCGTCCAGTTCCAGGGGCCTGGCAAAGTATGGTGAGAAGAACAAAAGTCTTGCTAACTTAACAAGTCTAGGATCCCAAAACTCCTCGGCTGCGTCAAGTGCTGTATTAATGGCATCGGCAGACATACTACGATCGTATTCTGTCACGTCGCTACAATATATATGCTTTCCATCAATTACGCTCTTGATCTCTTCCGCTGTGTTTACGTGGAAGGTGTCTGGAAACCTCTCAAACATGGACTTCATAGTACCGGTCGACATGATTGACAGTATACAGTTGACAGCCCAAGGTCCAGCGAACACCACTCTAGTACGGGTGGCGCTAAAACCCTCCCATTTCTGAGAATCGATAAAAACATCCTTATCTGCGGCTTGGGGTGAACCAACTTTGCCGTTCGATAAAGCATACTCTTTTGAGAATACTGTTCTTACCTTGCCAGGTGTGTCAACCTGGTCTCTCTTCTGAATATACATTGCGATTAACATCTCAAACTGATCAGCGAGAGTGAGCCAGTCATCCTTATCTACCGCATTCAATATTCGTTCGAAATTATCAGATTCGTATACGAATGAAGCAAAATCCATCTTCCATTCAATATCAGACGTGTTGCGACGCGGACCACCCGCGGAACGGCGAGTGGCCTTAACAGCCGACGGGTGATACTGTGACCACAGTATTTTCCAGACATTAGTAGCTATCTGCTTTTGTACAGCCGTATACTGAGTTTTAAGACCCAGAGATTCACGATAAAATGTGTTGTCAAGGGCGGTAAAGCTCATGGGGTTAGACATATACCCGGAGACAGTTCTGAGGCGATCAAATGTCGTATGCACACCATTTCTGGTGAAACCTGACTGGTCGAGATCAGGTTTGATATTTTCATTTAGGTCGTTAGTTAGTTTAATGAGAAA